TGTTTATTGAGTTTATTTTCTGTAATCTTAACTTCTTTTTCTAATTTTCCTTTTAGATCTACAGTAGGAATATTAGTAACATTGTGAGTTGTATAAAATTGTTTTATATTGTTTAAAACTTCTTCTGCTAATTGAATTTTTACACCATTCTCAACTTCAAGTTTGTTGTTTTCTATCCATTGTTCGGCAAGGTAATTAAAATATGTATCTATATTGTTAATTACTGATTCCATCATGTCGTCATCTAAATCATCAGCTTCCATTTTTTTAATTTTTTCATCTTCCATTTCTTCATTGGCAGCCATTTCTTTATCAATGGATTGAGCAATACGAGAAGAAATAGTTGAATCGTTTGCTATAGCGTTAAACAAACCACCAAGCAATTTTACCAGTGGTTCGGCTAATTTGTTTCCCTCTAAATCTGCTACTGTAGCTTTAAGAGTACGAACAAATTCTGAGATTTCTATATCAGCGGCTTTCATGATTCTACGCATATCAACATCTTTCGATAATTCTTCTACAGAATTATAAAATTGATCAACTACTGACTTAATTTCATCTTCTGAAGGAGCAGTATCAGGAGATTCCCCGGCAGGAACTTCATCTTCTTGCTCTGATATTTCTTCTTGCTGCATAATAGCTTTTGCTATTTTATGAGCTAGTGCTATTGTATCTTTATCTAAGGGAGGAGTATCTCCAGTAGATTTCATTGCTTGTGACATTCCAACTGCATAAGGTTGTTTTACAGCTTCTTCTAAAATTGTATGAACCTTTTCATTAACAGCAGTTTGAAATACTGACTTTAATTGTTTTGCAAATTCTGGCTCTAGTTCTGCGCCTTCAAACAATGTGTCGATTTTATTTAAGTTACCCATTAGATTCTCCTAAAAATTTATTTATATATTTTATAATCTTGACAAATAATCTTTGAATATTCTTATTTTTTCTTCATTTAAGTTTAAAGAAGAAGTATTTTTTATGTTTTTTTTATATCCTTCTAAAACAGGAACTAAAACTCCATCTACAAATAACCATTCCTTTTCTTCCATAACAGCATTCACAAATGCATCAGGAGCAGAAGGATCAGAAACAATATCAGCAGCTGTCATTAAGCGAAAATCATCTTGTACAGTATTAAACTCACCTTCCTGTTTAAGAGAACCAATACCTCTAGAAGAAACACCAAGAGATGCACCAGCTTCCATTAATGCTTTTACAATATTTCCATTTGGAGTATTAAGAATTTCAGCTTTTCCAACATAATTATTTCCTTCTTTTTTAAGAGAACGAATCATATGAGATACACGTTCTAAATTAATCACAGGAGTATCAGGATGGCCTAATTCTCCATATGCTCTATTATGTTGTATATATTCTTCATTGTAACGCTGGATTTCTTTATCCAATATTGTCATTGGATAAACTCTGCCGTTTTTATTCTTTATATCACCTTGGATAAAAACACCTTCAATAAAGTATTTTTTTTCTTTACCTGAATCAATTGATTCAGTAATAATTTGAACTTCTTGAGTAACTTCTTTTAATAGTTTCATTTATAGAACCCTGCTCTTTTGCCTCTATTAATAGAGATCTTACGTTTCTTTTTAATAGCTGATAATTTAGCTGCTCTTTTTCTAGATCCTCTTCTGCTAGAAATTTTCCTGCGTCTTCTTTCAGCAGGAGACATGCGAACTAATCTTTTACCAGATACCCTATATCCTTTTCTAGAAGATTTTAATTTTCTTCTTTGAAGTTTTCCTTTTCTTACTCTATCTGTTTTTACTAATCCAGCACCAGCTTTATAAGTTTTTTCTACAATCATATTAATTTAATATCCATTATGATGTTGCGTAAGGATTAGTTCTATCAAAATAATTCGGATCTTTTACTACTTGTATAGTAACGCTCCATCCTTTTTGTTCTGTAGCATTAATATATCCTTTTAATGCACCAGTAAATCCTGAAGCTGCTAATCCTGTTGCTCCAACATGAGCCCTATAATCTCTAATAAAATGTACAGATCCTGAGCCATTTAAACCCATAAAAGTTTCTGGAGTATCTGCTTCCCATTGCAATTGAATATCTGTAGTAGATGGCAATGTCCAATTAATTGAATCTATATAATATACATAGTAAGGAAGTGATTCTTTAGTATTAGAAAAGTCTGAAGGATCAACAAAAAATTCAGTAGCTCCAGTTGCTCCATGCACTCCATATATAGACACTGTAGCTCTGCTATCCGTTTCGCTAATTATTCTTCTTACTATTGACATTAAGTTATCTTCCTAAAATTTCTTCTTTTTTACTATTAATACGTTCAGAAATTTTCATTGCTAATATTTGATTAAATAAAGGTTCTATATTAGCTGGAGTTTTATTTAGTGAATGTGTTATAATTTTTTTATAGATATTTCTTTCTAATTTTTTCATATTTTAACCTCCTGCTGTAACACCTGCATTAGCTCCTGGAGTAGGAATTCCTGGTTCAGGAGATGGTGTTGCTGGTGTAATTTCTGCTTCTGGTTCTTCTGGGGTTTCAATAGGAGTTTCTTCTCCTGCAAAAACTCCTGGAATAGCTTCACCGTCTTCTCCTGATACAGGAGGTTCAATACCATTATCGATCATAATTTGTTCTATTTCAGAATCGGTTTGTTTCAGAAACTTCTTACGAATATATGTATTTGAATAAAAATCTTTACCCATAGAAGCAGCTGTTTGAGCAACTTCCATTCTACGAGTTTGTATTTCTGCTTCATTAAATTCAAGGAAATGATTATCTACTTTAAAATCATAAAACAATTTGGGTTTAATATCATTTTCCCATTCTTCTAATGTAACTATTTTTTTAAGAATTAATTGCTTGCCTAAAAGATCATCAAAAATATTAGTAAATCTAGTTCTTAATCTTTGAATAAACTTAGCAAATTTAATTTCTTCTCTAGAAATTTCTGTAGCTCTACCAGAACTTAATGTTGCACTTTCAGATTCTAATCTTCCAACAGGCACATTTAAGGACTTATACATCTTACGTTGGAAATACTTAACATCTGTTAATTCGCCTAAATTTTGACCAGCTGGGAGATTAGTAATTTCTGTACCTCTTCCACCTTCTCTTCTAGGCATCCAGAAATCTTCCAACATGGCCATTGTTTTTTTATCATCACGAACTTCGCCAGTTGTTGAATCATATGTAATTTTATTACGATACTTATTCATAATTGATTCAACATATTGTTCAGCTTTACCTTTTGGTAATTGGCCAACATCTACATAAAATATTCTACGTTCTGGTGCTCTTGCTAATCTGTATATAACAGTAGCATCTTCTAAAGAACGTAATTGGTTTAACGGTTTTATTGCTTTATGTAAAAACGAAAGAGTCATTGTTTGACCATTAGATTCATCTATAATTCCACTAGTAGCTTCAGCCACAGAATCTATAGGTAATCTTAATATATTTTGGGTAGATATATTAGGTTTATACACAAAATATTCTTCAATATCATCAATAATATCTACACCATTAGCGTTCTTCTTTGTTCTTACTTCTTTTATTTTCTTAATAGTTCTAGGATCTATATATGATATTTCCTGAATTCCTTGTTGAGGATCTGTTTTGTCAATGACTACTTGATAGTATAGTCTACCATCAATATACCAACGCTTGAATATTTCATAAGAATTATTATAAAAATTCAACATCGTTAGCATTTTATCAAATTCATTTCGTATTTTTTCTTTAATATTTGCAGAAAAATTTACACTTTCTAAATTTATATCTACTGGTGAAAACCCATCTCCAGTAGATATAGATTCATTTACTATTTCGTCAATAGCATTTTCTACTTCCGAATAAAGAGCAATTTCTCTGTATTTGTTAATAAGAGATATTTCATTATTAGCAATAAAATCTAAATTATAGTTATAGCTATAATGACCAAAACCAGCGCCGGTTTCAGACTTAATATTAATAAGTTGTGCTCCATCAGTATCTGATGGAGGCACAACTGCGTTTAGATTTTTATTTTTTTCTCTGGTTATACGGAACCCGAATAAATCAAATGGCATAATATTATTTATTTGTAATAATTAAGCACCAAGATCAGAAGTACCCACCGATTCCCACCAATTATAATTTAGAGTCACGGTGTATTCTTCGATTGCATCATTGCTTTCCCATGAAACATCAATAGGAGCTAAATCAGAAGGCCAAATAGCTTCAAATTTATAACCTTTAACAGGAACTCCTACTTTAGAATATTGAGTAACAACAGCAGATGCATGATAAGTTGGATTGGTTCTTAGGTTTGAGTTGTGTTGATTAATAGAAGACATCCAAGATTCAAAAGCATTTCTTGTAACAAAGTCTTCGTCGTTAATAACAGTTACTGTCCATTCAGCAAATGTTTGATCACCTGCTACTTTTATTTTTCTTCCGAAATATGGAACTTCTATAACACCAAGAGTTTTTCCTGGCAACTGTGCAGCTTTACATGTAAAGTTTAATTTTGTTGTAGCTAATGCCCCACCAATACCACCTGGGAAGGTTAATATTACGTCGAATAAAGTTGGTCTAGCGCCTTCACCAATTAAAGCTGTTTTGAATGAATTTAGTTCAAATGGCATTTATTTTTCCTCTTTTAGTTTTTAAAAATTTTTAAGAGAGGGATATATATCCCTCTCTATTTTAAAATTGTCCAACTATCTCCGAGAACTCTACTCCAGTTCTTACGGCTACGAAGTTAAGTTGAATAAAATTAATTGATCTAGCAGGTTTGATGTATATATCACCAACA